TTGCTGTAGTAACACTTCCGTCTGCTAATGTAGCAGTAGCAACAATTCCTTCTGGAACAGATGAATTTGTTTTAGATAAAGCACCTACAAAAACATTAGTAATTGCTTCATTTGAAAGTGAACCACTATCCCAAGTAACATTAACAGTTGTATTTGTAGAAAAAGATGAAGAACTAATTGTTCCGTAAATTGTACCAGGAGTAGGAGCAATTAATTTAATTCTTCTGTTTGCATGATAAAAAGCTGTAACATCTACACCATCAATAGTAAAAGATGTAGCTGAAGCATATGTTGCTGTATAAGTACCATCACCATCTCCATACTCAACCCATTGAGAATCATTATACCAATCTCTAGTATTTTTCATCAATGCTCTAATTGCATTGTTTAAATTAGAAGGTAACATCCCTTCTGCTGTTGAAATACTATTTAATGATGTATTATTAGCTTGTGTAGTTGAATAATCTTTTATACCTGCCATTGTTTCTCCTAACTAATAAACCATGAAAACACTTTATCGGTTTCCACATTGTTTTTGTTTATAAGGCTATTCACAGATTCTTCAAGTTGTCTTTGAAAAAACTCTTGTGTTTCAAATGAATACCTAACATTATCTATATCTTTTTCAATAATATCTGCCATTATCTTTGACTTCCTTGTGAACTAATAAAATCAACACCTTGAGCATTAGTAAATGTCGTACCAGAGGCTATTTTAACATTAGCTCTAATATATCTACCAGATGTTCTTAACGGATTTAGTCCGTCAGACTGCATAGAAGCATAACTTGTAGCTGTAGGACTATCAGCTAATCGTTCTCTAGTTTTTACAGAAACTGTTGCTGTAGCATCTACAATCGGTCTAACTCCTTCAATAATAGAACGATAACCTGGATATAACTCTACTTCTGAAGTTTCTATCTCAATTTCGTTTGCAGTACCTGAGAAGATTGCTGCTTTATAATCTGTATCAATTGCACCTAATAATAACTGACCACCAGACCAAAAGTCTGTATCTAATGCAATATTAATATTCTCTAAGTTTTGAGATATAATATCCATAAGTTCTACAGTGTATGCACCCACAAACTGTGAAAATATAAATGAAGCATCAGCTTCGGCTAATGACCATTTTTCGGTTGCATAATTATAAATAATTAATCTGTCGCAAATCCCTGTTGTATTAGATGTATTAGAAGCAGAAGGATATAACCATAAAGCTAATTGATTAAAAGGATCAACTGCTGCACATATTCTATCACTAAATGCTTTGTTTAAATCTAAATCAAAAAAACGATTTACTTTTTCTGCACCAATGGATTTTATCGTATCTCCATTAATTTCAAAGAAACCATCGTCTGCATAAAAGAAAACTCTTCTATTATCTTGGCAAACTGTCTTACCATAAACTGCACCTCTGTTTGGAGAGACCACAGAAAATCTAAATGTAGTCGCACCACCCACAAAGTCCATACGCACAATTTGGTTTTGTCTAAATACATAACCTAATTCACCAGATGTAATTGCTACAATCTCTCCACCTGAACCTGGTAAGTCTTGAGAGTCTGCAAGTTTAGAACCAGCAGTCCAAGTTGTAATATCATTAATACCTGACCACTGTACTCTGTTTTGATTTGATGATTGGTTTCCTGTAACTAAAAAATCTCTTATAACTCCTGATACTCTAAATGTAGGAGGTGTGCCATCTGTTGCAATCGCAGATAAATTTGCAAAATTAGTTGATGTACCCATTAAATAATATTGAGGTGCATCTACTCCATTACTTGCAATGACATAATTACCAAATTGAGTAAATGTCCAATAATCTGTATTTGTTCCAGTAAGCGAACCTTTTCTTGATGTAAATGTTCCACCATCTAATTGATAGATGTCAGTATTGTTTGCAACAAAGTTATATACGTTACCTGCATTATCTCTAAATGAGCCACCCCCTCTGCAATCAGCTCCAATGTTATTAGAACTATAATTAACCAAAGAAGGAAATCTTTTATAACTATCTCTTGCAAAATATACGTTGGTTGCAACATTTGCACCAGGATTAAGATGTGCTGGTTGATCTGGTAGCCATTCACCAAATTTTAACTGCATTATCTACCCCCAAAATTAGAACTTATTGTATCTTCTGATCTAACTTGTAATGGTGAACCAGAGAACTGATCTTCTCTATCATTTCTTTCTAATCTTTCCATTGCTGTTGCATACATTTGTTGCCATTTTTGAACTAACATTTTATCAATACCACCTAAGAAATTAGTCGCATGATATAATGCACCATATAAATAAATAGATGGATGATCTGTTAATATAAAATTAGATGTATTAGATACAGAAAGTGCATCAAACTTTTTATAAAAATTAAGTTTGCCAGTGTAAGTCGCATCTGGTTTTGGTGCAAATCTTAAATTATCTCCAACAATCGTATAAACCTCAGGTATTCCAGTTGTAGATGTTCCTTTAATAGAATCCATCTGTGATGGTGTCATATATCTTAAAGGATATTTTGTTGAACCAGATAAAATAAAAAAGTTTCTTATTTGTAAAAATCCAGTGGGTAAATTTACTGTTTCAGCATTAATGGTAATATCTTCTTCATTAATCATTTTTCTAATTCTTAATTTAGAATTAAAATCTGCTTCTGTTAAAACAATAAAGTCATTTGCAATTTCATCACTTAAATCAGATCGGTTTAACCAATTTGCAATTGCTGTTTTTAATGCTGTATAATTATTTAGTGCCATTATAATCTTCCTGGTGCTGTTCTAAAATATTGAAACTCATTAGAATTAAGTTTTGTTTTTAAAATTTTTTGTTGTACTTCTTTTGGTAAAGCAAACCAATTTCCTGTTCCATTATATTCTTTAGTCCATAATTCTAAAACTAAAGTTGGAATAGATGCCACTCTTTTTAAATCTCTTGATTTTGAGTAACCATCATTATGAGTGTACATTTTTTTATTATGATTAATGATAGGTTTATAATCAACATTTCGTTCAATGACGACTTGCTTATTCATGTCATCTGAATGGTATGTTGTTTTTACTAAACCATCTTTTTCTTCAAATCTTTTACTCATGCTTTGCCTTGTCCTCTATATTTTTTCCATGAACGTCTTTTATGTTTGTTCATGGTAGAAGTAATAGGTTTACGACCTTGCGATGTGCCTTTGTGAGTCTTTGTATAGGTAATAACTTTACCAAATACATTTCCCTTTTTCTTAGCCATTACTTAGACAAAGAAGTTATAAAAGCATCTCCACCAGCAGAATTTTGAACTACTGAAATTTTTTCACCTTGATTGACTCTAATCTTTTCAATTGTGTCAGCAGGTAAATAAGTATCACTTGATGTTGCAGTTGGGTTTGCACCAATTAAGTAATGACAATCAGATGTTGCAACAAGTCTTACATGATGAATACCACTTGCAATCGCAGCACTTTGTCCAGCAGTACCAGTGTATGATACTTTCTCTGTTGATACGACAGCAAATAATGTGTCAGTTGAAGCTCCAGCCATAATTTTTTTCTCCTATTTAATTTAATCTATACTCATTTTTTGGGGGTGTTTCCACCCCCTTTTTAAACTATCTTCTTATTACAAATGTAACAATCATCTCACAAGCTGTAGATGATCCACCATCTGAAATAATTTCAATTGCACCACCTTCTTCAACAGAATTAGCCGCAGTTGGCTCAGATGAATCTACATCACCAGCCGCAGAACCTGATTGAGTTACAGTGATTGCAGCTCCAGTAACCGCAGTTCCACCAATTTCAAAAGTAATCGCAGCATTTGCTGTAGTGATTGCGTTTTTAATTGATGTTAAGATTTTAATAATCTTACCGCCATCTGGCACAGCTACGAAAGTTGATCCTGCTGTACTGATGTCTGTTACTTTTGCTGTTAAAAAGTAATCATTTAATGTTCTCATTTTATTTTCCTTTGTTTGCTTCGTTCCGCCTTTTGACTTCAAAGACCAAACGAAAGGTTAATTGTAAGTGGGGGATTACTCCCCCACTAAGATACTTCTATTACGAAGTAGTTAAGTCAGCAATGATGCCTGAACCAGCTTCATTTCTTGACTCTAATGTGTACTCAACAACCATGAATTGCTTTTGAGCATCACCTGTTTTTGCTAAGTCTTCTAAAGAGAAATCTCTTAAGAAAGCTGTCGCAAAAAGATCAGGAGTTACTACGAAAGCATCTCTAGCTCTTTGAAATCTGTTTGGAGTAACTTGCATTGCTCCAAAATCGCTTTCGTAAACATCAACGGCAGCTACAAGCCTTTTGTTTTCTGCTGGGTCAAATCTAGTTGAACCACCAGTAAAGCCAGATAGTTTTTGCTTGTTGAATGAACCAACCATAATCATTGAAGGATCGCCACCATTGTCCCATACAGACTTAATAACGTCTTTCAATTGTGCTTCAGTGAAAGCTCTTTGAGTTCCATCTGTTCTAGCATTAGTTCCAGAAGTCGCTGGTGCAGCACCAGATGCTCCTGCTGATTGGTTTGTTTTTAACCAAGAGCCTAATCCTGCTAATTCTCTAGCTGTAGAATCATCTCCTGTTACTGGTGCATTGTTAGCAGTCAGTGAAGTTTCCATATCTCTTTTAAGTTCTTTTGATCTTTTAGAGATTTGGTAAGCAAGTTCAGAATTTCTTCCTGCCTTGTTCACTGCATCTAATGTTCCAGTTACCAATACAGATTTAGTTGAAATCTGACATTGGTTGCCTTTTCTTGTTGTTGAAGCTGGTGCTGAGAAACCTACTTCATCACCCTCAATCTGAGCATTAGCTCCACTAGCCGCAGCTAATGAGTCTAATTGCCATTCATGATTAACAGCAGTCGCTTTTGTTTTAGCGATTGCAGACATGAAAGGCGTATCAGTTGGGGAGATATTGTAGATAACATCCGATAGGTCTTCTCTTTCACCAACAGCATCGTATGTACTATAAGTACCGCTTACTTGTGCCATAGTTTTTTCTCCTATTGTTTATTTTTTTGTTATCATGTCTAAAAAAATACTTTGTGCATCATGGATGCTACCAGTCTTCTTTAGACGACCCAACTTTTCCCTCCTCTTAGCAAAGTTTTCATCAGTTTTTGATTTTTTGACACCGCTTGATAACACTTTTCCAGGTTTTTGCATTTTAGAAGCTAAATTTGGTTTAGCTTTCTGAAAATTTCTGTACTTCATGGCATCATTCACCAACATAACAATACGATGATCATAAATTTGTCCAATCTCTTGATCTTTAAAACCATAAGATTGTAAATATGACCTCATATCCGATTTCAGCTTACTTGCTTTCTCTGAATCATTAAATTCTGGTATTTTATTTACCAAAATCTTTTGTTGTTCAGAAACAATATTCTGAAATTGCTTTTGTTGCTCTGCTCTTACCTTTTGAATAGACTCAGAAAGTTTTTCCTGTTTCTTTTTCATCTTATGTTCAAGTCTAGCAGCTTCTGTTGGGTCTTCTTCGTACAACCTCTCTAAATCTAAGTCTTTAAACTCAGAATTAAGCTGTTGTTGCGTCAAAGCCATTAACTGATTCAACTCATTTAAGCGTTGAGAATAGTCTTGCCTTTGTTGTTCCGTTTCGGACTGAAAACTTTTTCTTTCATTTGAAAGTTCTTCAGTCTTTCTTCGGTAGTCCGCATCTCTTGAATAACCTGCTCTTAGCTCATCAAGGGTAACATCAAATTCTTGACCTGCAACTTTGACCTTGTAGGTGGAATCTTGTTCCTGTGTTTGATTCTCAGAGTTTTCATCTTGAGATACTTCTTCGGAAACTTCTTCTTCAGCCGGAGCTTCTGTTTCAGTTTCCATTTTTTCCTGTTCCTGAGGTTGATTATCTTGCGATAATTCCTCTTTTTGCGGTTCAGAAGAAACTTGTTCTTGTTTTTTTGGTTCTTGGTTTCCGACCAATAAACCTTCTATTGATTTTGCAGCATTTTGCAAATCAGTTTCAGCTCCCTCTACAGGGTTAGCTTGATTGTCTGACATATTTACCTCTTTGTTATGATTAAAGCTCTCCATTTGGAGTTAGCCTATCCTAACTGTTGTTAGAATTTCTTAGATTTTTCTTCTTTTCTAAAATCTTCTAGCTGTTTTGTTGCTAGTTTGCCTGTATCTAAAACTTGTTGAATGTGTTGTTCTATTTTTCCAACCACATTATACGCTAACCAAAGTTTTTCTCTGGTATCTTGTTCTTTTGCTCCAGTATTAAATAAACTTGTCGTATATAATTTCTTTAATTCTTCTAAAGACTCTTTAAATATTGGATTCTCCAATATTTGTTTCGCCTTGTGTGATCTGCTCACTTCCTGGTTCAACTTGTCTTGTTCTTCTCTGTTCATCTAATCCTTGAATTTGTTGCTGTAAATTCATCGCTGCTTGTTGTGATTGCGTAAATGCTTTACTTTGTGATGATAAAATTGCTTTATTTAAATCTGCTTCTGCTTTAATTGCAGCAGAATCAATTTGAGAATTATATTTTAATTCTAATTCTTTAATCTTAGTTTCAAATTCTAACAATGCTTTAGCATTATCAGATTGTAACTCTTTAATTCTAAGTTCAAGTTCAGCTTGTTTACGTTTATTCTCAGAATCAATTCTAGTAAATTCAATTTTTTCAATTGGTGTTACAGGTGGAGGTGGTGGTGGAGTTACCATCTTTTGACCCATATCAGGATTGACAAAATAATTTTCTACATTTCTTAATCCTGCGTTTTCAATCATCTTAGAAAGCGTATTATAAATATTTTTTAAAGCGACCATTGGATATTCTCTGCCACCTTGTAATTGAAACGCTTGAAGTTGTCTTTCTAAAATTTGATTAAGTAATACTAATTGTTGTTCTTTTGAACCTGAACCAATACCAACAGTGATTGTAACATTATATCTGTCTTTCCATTCAGTCGGTCTTACAGGAATGTATTGATTGTTGAGTTTTACAATTCTTTCTTTGTCTTGATATTTAACTGATAATTCAAATATTCTTCTAAATAAATCTTTAACGCCAGTTTCTGCAAAAATTCTAGCAATTAATTCTAAACGCATTTGCGTTTGGTTCATTAATGTATTTACGCCAGTCGCAGTTTTATTTAATGCATCTGCAT